TCCTTTTTTGGAGTGCTACTATAAGCCCCGGATGGAATATACTCGTTTCCGTTCGGTCATCCCTAAGCCTTGTGCTTGTTGCAATGCTGCAGAACTTAAGTATCTGCAGGATTCGCAAGTTGACTCGGCGAAGCAGCATTGGGTTTATGAGATTCCTGCTCACGGGTTTTGCAACCGTTGTAAGAACAATTATGCCAAGAGAAACTATTATGATATTGGTTTTCTTTTGGTTGGGGGAACTATTCTCCTTTCTTATTTCAGTTGCTATCGAACCATTGTGTTGGCTTGGATGGCATTTTGCCATCAATTTTTCAAGCCCAATCCAACGGATCGATTTGTCAAAGTGCCAATTCCAGTTGACACTGTTGGCACCGTTGAGCGTTCTGTTCATGCTGCTTCGGTTGCAGCGAAGGGATCAGAGTTTCGGGCTCACGGAACCTTTATCCATCATTTATCGCTTAGCGATTCAAGCGAGTTGCTGAAACAGGCTTTATGCACTTGGGCGCCTGCAGCAATGATGGCCTTCATGGAATGTGAAGAAGGGGTTTCGCGCTCGCTTTCTGACGGCCACCCTGTCGTTCGCACCGAGCCACCGGAGACAACAGATACCCACGCAGGTAATCCTGATGTGGAGGATGGCGAGATGAAAGGCACTCGCCTGCGGGGAGATGAATATGGTGATGAAGATCGTGTTAAAACCCGCAACGCTGAAGAAGCTGATATTACGTTGGCACATCAGATTGGGCCTGATTTGATTCCCACTGAGGTTATGGCTTCCACTGAAGGTAACCTTAAGTGTGGTTTATCTAAACGTGTGCGCCCTTTGAAGTTTAAAGCTAAACCTGCTTTGGTGAGACGCATCGATAAAGCTGTTGGTGCGATGATGAAGCATGTGTTTACTTTTAACAAGATTAAGAAGTGGCGTGAAGAGAATCCGGAATTTGATGAATTTAAATCCAAGAAGTGGGATTCTCAGCGTTGGAGGCAGGCCGTGGAGGATTGCTTATCCGAAACAACTCATAAGATTCAGCAGGAATTTCAAATCAAGCTTAATGAAGCTCTTCCTGCTAAGGATAAGGCTCCACGACCTATTATTCAATGCGGCGATAAGGCTCAAGTTATGATGCAATTGCCTGTTAAATGCTTCGAAGAATTGTTATTTGAAGCTTTTGAGCAGGCTAGCATCAAACATTGCCCGAAACATGCAGCTATGAAGCGAATAGCCAAGCATTTGCGTCAGGACCAGAAATGCACTGTGATTGAAGGAGATGGTTCTGCTTGGGATGCTTGCTGCAATGAAACCATTCGGGGAATGACGGAGAATATGGTTATGAGGCGCATCATTTCCATTTTAGGTTCTGACCCCGAAGTGCCTCGAGAGTGGTTGGATGCAGTTTTGGCGGATATGGAAAAGCCTTTCATTAAAGGAAAAGCCAAAGTCCAGGGAGGCAAATTGGTTCCGCCAATTCGTGTTATGATTGACTCTATCAGGCAGTCGGGGCATCGTGGAACGAGCTGTTTTAATTATTTCATCAATTTGATTTGTTGGGTTAGTGTTTTGGCAGCTAATCCTGATGAGGTAATTAGGAGCTTTGTTAAGAATCCAGATGCCCCGGTTTGGTATAAATCGGCAAATGATGGCCATTGGTATCAGCTCAAGTTCGCCTTTGAAGGTGATGATTCAGTTCTCAGCACAACCGAAGTTGTTAATGGGAAGGCGATTGAAGAGGATTGGACTTCGATGGGTTTCAGAATGAAACTGGTTTATGTGGAACAGAAGATGACCTTTACTGGTTTTGATTTTCTGTGTGATGAATACGGACCAGTTGGAGCATTTTGCCCTGAGATTCCTCGAAACATTGCTTCTTCATCGTGGACTTGTTCCAGCCTAGTAAAGCAGGATCCTTCCAAAGTCAATGAGGTTGGCATGGCTGCGATGTATGCTAGGGCCGAGAATTTCAAGGATTGTGGCCCCATGTGCCATTATTTTGCCCAGTTGGGTTTGGCACATGCAAAGATATCCGGTGACAAGGCATTGGGAGAAGACCAAGCATGTTGGCTTGGTGTGCATGAAACGAATTCAATAGTTCGTGAGTTGAACAGCTTGGCTGATAACTGTGGTGTTATGGATCCTTTGATGCGCAAACTGGTTAACATTGTTGTTCCAGATTGGTCAGCATATTATGAAGCTTCAATGCTTTCTGTTTCTTTTGATGATCCTTTATCTACCACCACAGCAAAGAATGTTCTTCCCCTGAGTCTTTGGAATCCGGGGAATTACAGTAAAGCCAGGCGTTAGTTCGTTGCATAATTAGCGGCTTTAATTAAATGGGATTTTGAAGGTAACCTTTTGGTTATTCCGGGACTCCCCCCCTCGTTTGTCCGCGAGGGGAT